ATTGCATTTATCCACGACACATCGATCCGCCCCCCCAGAATCGCCACCGTCTTGCCCGCGTCCTCCGGCAGAACCAATATATCCATCAATCCCTTCATTCAAAACTATGAGCTTTTCGACCTTCGAGAACCCCACCACAATATTTAGGTCGAAAGCCTCCGGCGTTTTCGGGGGAGGCAAAGTCATGCCATTTTGCCCTACTGAACAGGTATAAGCTGGAGATGAGAATGAAGGTACAACAGGCACCACATAGGATTCATCATTATAAACAAAAATATATCCAACACCCGACACGTCAAGCTCACCGATAGACAAATTTATTTTTTTTAATGTCCTAGGAATAAGGATTAATGACTTATCGCTCATCTTAATTTTATCAAAATTAAAACCACCCGCCTCCAATTTAACATTACCCAAGTCAAGAATCTCCCCCTCTCTCAATATCATCTCCGCCCCGGACGCTGAAGCCATGAAAAACAGCATAAATATTGCAACAGTACTTTTTATCATATTATTTACCATAAATTAATCGTGACAGTATAGATGCTAACTGAGCCTTGTCCAATTTACTGAACGACATAACCAAGCATTGAAATAGCATTTAATACCAAGCAAGAAAAACAATCTACGCTGAATACCATTCCGGCAGCCCTCGGCTTCGGCTGGTGCCTTCCGAAAAATATGACTCGCAAATAGTCGTCTATCTTTACAACGACTCGCCTCCCGCAGGCGCACCTAGCAGCAAATTTCAGGGAGTAATAATGATAGACACTAACAGGTCCAAGCTTATACGCATCTCCGTGCGCAATATCGGCTGCATCGGTAATGAAGGAGTTGATATCGAGCTCGACAACATTGTCTGCTTAGTTGGTAAGAACAATGCGGGTAAATCGACCATCTTAAGGGCCTATGAGCTCGCGAAGGGGTCAGTTATTTTTGATGTCAATCGAGATCGCTGCCAGTACGCCCCCGCCGACGAACCATCGGAAGTACAGCTAGAAGTTCACATTCCGGCCGGGATTGGCAATGTCGACGAAAAATGGAAAACCGAAAACGACGGTCTACTGATCGTCAGAAGCCGATGGCAGTGGTCAGGACCAAACTACCAAAAGGTCCGAACGACCTGGGACCCGACTGGCGGGGAAAATAGTGCAGGGGGCTGGGCAGAAGATGGGAAAGCCGGAGGTGCAGATCCGGTGTTCAGTTCGCGGCTTCCTCGACCATTGCGGATCGGCTCTCTCGATGATGCAGAAAAAACTGAAGATATGCTTCTCGCGCTTGCACTATCACCTCTCTTGGCTGGCCTCGAAACGGAGCGAATGAATCCTGAATCCGACTTAGCCAAAGCGATTAGTAGCGTATCTCATCATATGGACACAATTAGCAATGCTCACGAGGAGCACTTCAATCAGATAGCAACGAGAGTATCCGCAGGTTTCAAAGGCGTATTTCCACGCTTGGATGTCAAACTGCAGATCGGAGCGGCGCCGCTAGTTCCAAAAGTTGCTGATTTGGTAAAAGGTGGCTCTAGGCTGCGAGTCCAGGACGGTACGGCAGAAACAGATCTTGCGCAGCAGGGAACAGGAGCCCGACGAGCACTGTTCTGGGCAATGCTTCAGGTTCACAATGAACTATCACGGGACAAAGAGGTTCGAGCAGACTTCCGCAAGCGATTGGAAAAAACTATTTTGGAGACAGAGAAAAAACTCCCTAAAGCGAAAGAGGCAGAAAAGCCGCCCCTTACTGATACATTGAACCAAGCTAAAGCGCAACTTGAAGCCCACGATGGGGGCGCCCCAATTCCGGACAGTCCAGAAGATCCAGCATTCCCTGGTTATTTGCTATTGATCGACGAGCCCGAAAACGCATTACACCCTATGGCAGCGCGTGCGGCTCAACGCCACTTATACAAGCTAGCAGAAAGTCCTGACTGGCAAATAATCATGACTACCCATTCACCATACTTCATCAACCCTTTCGAAGACCACACCACGATTGTAAGACTGGAACGTGCTCAAGAGGAGCAACAAGCCCCTATAGAACCAAAGACGTATCGATCAGACCTGATTGAATTTGGAGGCGATGACAAAGAGCGTCTTCAGGCGCTACAGCACATTGATCCAAGCTTTTCCGAGGTATTCTTCGGATCCTATCCGGTGCTGGTGGAAGGCGATACAGAGCATGCAGCATTCATGGCTTCGATTCTTGAGCGCCAGCATAATCTCATAGATCAGGTCACAATCATTCGCGCTCGTGGTAAGGCGATTCTCACTCCGTTGATTAAGGTGATGACCCATTTCAAAATCGACTTCGGCCTGGTGCATGATTGTGATCCGCCCTACACAAAGAACGGCCACAATAATGGGATGTGGACTGAGAATAATAAAATTCGTAATGCAATTTTAGCTGCGCGCATAGCAGGGATTGCTGCACGCCATCGCATCAGCGTACCTGACTTTGAGCGATTTCTTGGTGGGGAAGAAGAGTCGAAAGATAAGCCTCTCAACACGTACCTCAATATATCCAAAGATGATGCACTGGCGGATCGCGTCCAGCGTCTGCTCAATGAGCTGATATCATCAGAGCAGGAAGAACCGTTTGATGGTGAGATTACCGCTGCGGGGTACATGCCTCGACTTCTGGCAGCTGTTCAGACATGGGCTCAGGAGAACGACCATCACGAAAGCATTCGATTTAAAGGTCTATAGACTATAGAAGTTTCGACTTGATCCGATGGTTGTAACCGGAAACCGGCAACTGTCAGATCAAGTCTAAACGTCTGCATATAAAGGTATCGGCTACGCGAAGAATTAAGAGTCTAGATTAACCCGCCAATCTGCAGGGACGGCGACCGGACTGGATGTTGACGCATCCAGCCCGGTCGCTCTTTTTCACTTCGGTGTTGAGACTTCTTTGGCATAGGCCTGACAGGCCGCCAACGCGATCAATCCTTGGTCGCCGGCATCGGTGATGCCGATAATTCGTTGAGCATGCGCCGGGTCAAGTTGGACTCTTGTGGCGCCATAAACCACGCCGCTGGTTGAGGTAACGACTGGCACCGTGTGGCCACTGGCGACATCGGTGGCGTCGAGTAGGACTGACAGGCGCACATCAGCAGTGGCAAGACGATCGCGCAGGCGACCTTGATCACGTAGGGCATCGCTCAGGGCTCGGTAATGGGTTTGTTCACTGGCTGACAGCCGCTGTTCCAGGGCCAGACGTTTGTCCTGCTCGGCTTGTTGCTGCGCGGCAGCCGCCAGCGTCAGTTGGTTAAGGGTTCCAGCCTGCAGGCGGGCTTGTTGCTCAAGCTGCCGACCGTAGCGCCAGTCCTGAATTTGCCAGGCCGACAAGGCGGAACCGCCGGCCAATCCAGCCAGCAGCACGCCGTTGGCCAGCAGCCGATACGGCGCCGGGATCAAGTCGAAGAGACGCATAGCACTGCCCTCGCCCGTTCCCACAATTGCAGCCGATCTGCCAGGCCATTGAGGCCGCCGTTGATCTTGCGGGTGATCACCTCGAACTCATCCCGATCCGCCAGAGCGTTCAGCTCACGCACCCACCAGAACCACGCGGCCGACTCGGCAGCCCATTGCGGCAGCTCGAGCAGCTCCGGGGTGCGCAGCAATCGCTCGTCGCCGAACAAGGCCAGGCTGCAGCGCAGGTAGTTGTTGCGACCGGTCATCTGAATCAGCCCGCGACCGCGATAACGCTGGCCATCCCCGTCCGCTTCCGGGGTATTGCCCAGTTTCGCGGCCAGGTTGCCGGTGTCGTACTTGCTCAGGTACTGATCGCCGCCCAGTTCGCGGACATACTGCAGTTGGCCAGACTCGTGACCGACCTGGGCCAGGAATGCGGCCTGCCGCTTCGGCGTATTGATTTGCCGATGAGCCATGGCGGTGTTTAAGGCGGATACAAAAACGCCCGCTTGGCGGCGGGCGTTGGGCATGATGAGTTGCAGTTGTTTCTCGGTTAAGGACATACAAGCTCCAGGCATAAAAAAACCGCACTCGGCGGCTATGGATTCTTTTTCGCGTTACTTCAGGGACACGACTTTGACCGGCTTCGCCTCCTTCTTCTTTTTCCTGCCCTTGGCTTTGGCTTTGCCGTTCTTGCCGCCGTTGCACTCGACGGTGGTCGACCAACCGGCTTGGGTGTAGACCTGCTCCACCGAATCAATCAGGTATTCGCCATCGAGCCCAACCTTGAAACCCTGGGCGTTGATGGAGCGCTCGGCAAACAGATCCGTGCGCCCGGGCATTTCAAACCGAACATCCGCGCTCGAGCGGTTGAATGCCGCCAAGCGCGCCTTGGCCGCCGATTCAGCGGCGGTCTTGTTCGGGTGAATGTGCCGATCGGTATGCACCGCCGGCAGGCCGTCCGGCACGTCGTCATTGTCTAGAGAGACGACCGCAAGCTTTCCGGTCTTCTTGTCCTGGTGCTTGGTGGCCACCGCCTTGTGTGCGCTGCGATCGCCAAAGCGAAACTGCCAGCGACTGACGTCACGGCGGGTCAGAGTGACCGCCCCGAACGCCTTGCCGCTGGCCGTCTGCCCGCCTTGGCGGGGCATCACCAAAAGCTTCCCGTCGCCCACCTTGGCGGTACAGTCGTATTGCTTGGCCAGGCGCGTGATGAAATTGAAGTCGGATTCGCTGAGCTGGTCCGCCCGGGCGACCTTCGTCGTGACCGGGCACACCGGCTGCCAGCCATTACGCGTGGCGACATCGCTGACGATCTTGGACAGCGGCACGTTCTCCCAGCTACCGCTGCGGATGGTCTTGCCGCTGCCGCGCATGTCGCTGGCCTTGCCCTTGATCACGATCACATCCGGCGGACCGGATACCGTGACTTCGTCCACCACATAACGGCCCAGGCGCGCCAGGGTCGTCTCGGCATAGCCCAGGTAGATCTCGATGCCGATGCCCTTACGGGGCAGCGTCACCAGCCCGTCGCGGTCGTCAATGCGCAGTTCGAACTCGTCCGACTCCATGCCGGGCTTGTCCGTGGTGCTGAGCTGCAACAGCCGATCGTTGATCAGGCTCGTGATATCGGCACCATCCGCCACGATACGAAAGATGGGCGTCATGAATTTTTTCCAAAAAAATACCCGCACAAGGCGGGCAAGAAAGTAAGGAATTTGAAGTGATGAACGACACGAGTGTAGACCATCAATCCCATAGCGTTACCTGCTCCGTAGCAGGGGCCAGCAGATCCGGCAGCGTGATGACGACCCCGGCGCGATAGGGTTGAGGCTCGTCAGCCAAACCCTGATTGGCATCAAGCACCGCCTCGACACTGCCGACCAGATGGCCGTAGTAGTTGTGACAGATGGTGTCCAACAGATCCCCGTCAGACGTTCTGCATGTCGTCGCCATAGCGCACAAACTCCAGCGTGAACCCTTGTTTGCGCGGGATGCCACCCTGCATCAGTGCGCTCTGTTCTTCTTCAATGCTTTTGAGGCACCAGTTCCCCAGCACATCGCCATAACCCGTCACCAGGCTCAACGGTTCAAGCCTGGCGCCGATCGCACGCAGCGTGTCGAGCTGCTTCAGGCCGCCTTTGAAACCCGGAAAGATCGCGCCCTTGAGCGTGATTTTCTCTTCACCCATGCCCACGGCTTGCTGCGCCGGCCGGCGCGACAGGCGCTCCTGCGAGGCCCAGCGGAATTCGGTCGAGCGTCGCAGCTCGTCAAAGGCCGCCGTGTCGAGGTTGAAGAAATACGGCTGCGCCTTGGGGTCTTTGGGCTGGATGATCAGCAAGTGCGGGAACGGCTTCACCGCCTCCGGCGCCGGCGTCGAATCCGTGGCAAAGGCTCCGGTGGGCACGATGTTGGCCAGCATCGGACTGGCCTTGCCGGCGATCTTGTTGATCGCCGTCGCCGCCTTGCCCACCTGCTCCTTCAGCACCGCCATGCGCTCGTCGATCTGCGACAGCGCCCGGGTGGCCGTGTTGTACGTGGCCACCACCTGCCCAACCTTGGCCTGAGCCGCATTCACCCCGCGCATGACGCGCTGAAGCTTGGCCCCGATCGCGGGACCGACAAAGGGCAGCCCCTCCAGCTCGGACGTCGCGCCGGTGATTTCCCCAATCGCGCCATTCACCGGCCCCAGCATGCCGTCCAGGCTGCGCCGGCCGGTTTCCCCGGCCGAGGCCAGATACTTCAGCCCCGACTGTAATTGCCCCAATGCTTCCATGAGCCCTCCTGATTAAACATGCGGTTCGTCGTAGAGCTTGCGGCTCTCCAGTTGCTTGCCGAGATCGCGCTGATGCTGATCGAGGTACGGCTTGAGCTGTGCATACAGCGCCGCGCCGTCCTTCACGTCACCGTTGACTACCAGCGAAAACGGCGCCTGAATGTCCACCTTGGATTCGATCTTGGCGGGTTCCGGCCTCGCGGCCGGCGCCAGGACCTTGGCCAGCGGCCCGGCCCCGATATCAGCGCTGGCCGGCGGCAACATCATGGAGCGCGCGGCATCACCGGGCTGCGTTTCGGCAGCGGTGGCCGCGCGTGCGGGCACAGCGGCCGCCGGCATCACCGGAGCACCACCACGGGCCATCACCAACGACCCGGCCACTGGCGCGGCGAACGACTTGGCAATGCCACCCATCACCGGCGGGATGTCCTTGCCGGCATTGCTCATCATCAGCGGCCCGGCGGCCGGCATTCGCTTCAACTCGTCGGGCGTGCCAAACATCGACTTGCCGATCGCACCACCCAGCGCGTCACCGCCCTGGCTGCCGAGATACCCCCCAATCAATCCGCCGACAAAGGTGCCAATCACCGGCAACACCGCCGTACCGATCGCCGCACCAGCGGCGGCACCGGTCAGCGTGCCCGCCAACCCACCCGCCGCCGCGCCGTAGCCCTCGGCCTTCTCGTCCCGCGTCTCGGCGTTCTGATACGTGTCATAGGCCTTGTAACCGGCCTCAGCGACCGCGAACACCGCTGCCCCTTTGACCACAGCACCGACACCACCCCCACCACGCACGCCGCCGCCCTTGCCGCCCGCCCGGCCTTTGCCCTTTTTGCCTTCGCCACCGGCATCGAGGTCGCCGCCATCCAGCCCGCCAGCACCACCGGCCGGCATGTTGGTGACGATCACCTTTTGCGGGATGTTGGGATTGCCCATCAGCGAGCCGCGCCCGATGTTCATCAGGCCCTTGGCAATCTTGAAGCTGCTCATGGCGGTCTGGAAACCGATCACGGCCGCGACGGCCGCACCGATGCCGGTCACCAGCCGGGGCGACTCATCGGACAGTTTGGCGAGGCCTTGCGTGACGGAGGTCACGCCGTCGACCACCGCGTCAGTCACCGGCCGAAAGGCATCGCCGATGCCACGCATCGCGTCGTCGATGCCCTGGACCATTTCCGCCTGTTTCTGCGCGGACGACTGCCGGCGTTCCTCAAGGTTCTTGTCCAGAATCCCCGTGGCGCTGGCCGACTCGCTTTTCAACTTCGCATACAGATCCTTGTTCTGCATGTACGCGGTCAAAGCGCCCTTGACCTGCATGTCGGCGAACAGGTCGCCGGTGCGCAAGGCTTGCTCCAGGGAGGCAATCATGGCCTTGGCTTTTTCCGGATCGGTCTCCTTGCTGATCTTGGCCGTGGCTTCCGCCATGGCGGCAGCCTTCTTCGGATCGGTTGCCGCGATGTACTTCTGGGCCAGCTCAAAGCTGGATTCCAGCGTGGACTTGCCATTCTGCAGGCCGGTATTCATGGAGCCCTGATAATCGATCCCGGCCTTTTTGTAAGCCTCGACCGTGTCACCCGAACCGATCTTTTCCATCCAGTTCTTGAGGTTGTTCGCCGCCTCGTCCGAGCCGCCGGCGGTCTTCATTTGCACCTGAAGCATCGCGCCC